GCAATTCAAAATATCAACGAAGATCGAGAAACAACTCGGGACCTTCTTGATGATGCTATCAAATATTTGGCCAAGGACGAATCTCGCCATAGAGATATCGGCGTCGTTTTGGCTAAATACGTCGAGACGCTTCAACGCTCCAATGAGCAGCTCGTAAAGATTATTAACATTATGAATAAAAATGAAAGCACTCAAGATCTGACCATGGGCGAGATGGAAAACATTTACGATATGATTAAGGGAGACCACAAGTAATGGGATTTGAAGATGATATCGTTAGAATAACAGAAGGCGGCGGTGCTTATAGGTTTTATACAAATAATCCAACTTCTTATTTAGAACGAAACTTTAATAACCTCTATAAATCAGAAGAACAATCCCGACACACTAAACTACAGCCGGGAGAATTGATGGCTGTTTGTTTATCAGGCTATAATTCTGGACAAACGCAAGGCGATGCTCTTGGTGAAACTGCTTCAAAACGAGTAGTTATAAGATCAAAAAGTTCTCCGGAGCCTTTCGTAACTCGTCAACTAAAAGTTTGGTTTTGTAAAGCGATTGGTGACAAAGCTGGTACTCACTGGACTTCTTTGATCCCTTATCCCGGCGATGCAGAAACTCACGAAAAGGGGCTGGAGCTTGTTAAGGAGTGTCCTTACTGTTATGCAGAATCTGAAGAAGTAGCAGATAAGCCCGTGGGTTTTTTAGATGTCTTAAAGGTCTACCAACGAAATGGAGTCTATTATTATAGAACGAATACGGGTAGAAAATTTGAAGACCCTGGGGACTGGTTTTGGAAAATGCGTGATGCTATGGACAAACAAGCATCTGGTGCTTTTCAAGGGCCCAACAAGGGAGGCCCACAGTCTACTCTTGCTGCTATTAAAGATTCTCCTTGTGACTCAAGGGTTTGTGAACCGTTTACTGAAATGGGCGCTTTCGGAGCCCCCGACCACGAAAAAACAAAAAATGATGGAACTATAGTTAGTACTGATGGTCTGCCATGCTCTTCTCTTACGGCTATCTGGGTTATGATGCAACTTGGCAAAGAGCCTACATATAAAAAAGATGCCCAAGGCAATACAATTTATGATTGGCAGCGGTGGTATCGTTTAGATAAAGTTATGTGGAATGCAATAAACATGAGATCTGGAGGAGTGGGAGACACTTCCTGCATTCCATATATACAGTCCTTCCTCGGTGGCACAATTGCAAATTATCCTCTAGTTTTGTCGGACTCAAAAGACACTATTCCATATTTGACTGCTGGTCGATGGCATATAATCCAGCGCTGGAAAAGAAATAGCGGTCACTCCTACATGGTTTATTATGGCGGCGGCACGACAGTGAGAAAAGTCCAATCCAGCCGAGCAAATTTGTATCGAGATCAAAATGTCAGTATCGATAGTTGGTTTCAAGAGGGCGCTCAAGAGATGGTCTTAACTCTTCCTTATGGAATGAAAGAAATTGATCTTGGCTTTACCTATATCCAACTCGCAGAAGAAGCCGCCGGCGGTGTGGCAGCTGATTCAGGCGCTTATTAAAAAAACAAGAAAATATGAAACAAAAACAATATAGACCATTTAGCAATAATAAGAAACTTCAAAAGGTCATTGATGAAAGAGAGGAAAATCATATTCCTCAAGGTCTCAATGGAACAGAACTTTCCGAAGCCATCCCGGCCTTTAACATTCTTTCTTGTGAAAAAGCCATTCAAGGAAAAAATAATACATGGATTGTGATGGGGAGAGACCGCAATGCTTCAAAAAAATCTGTTAATCTCGGTAATTCACAAGCTGGAGCAATAGACATAGTTGTCGGTCGAGGTTCGGCTCTAAATTTGAAACCACTCCTAGGTAAATCTGCACCCCCGGGCAAAGACACACTTCTTGACCCCAATTTTTTTGCTGATGCCGCGAGAATCTATATTACTCAAAAGGGCAGTATAGACAAATACTTTGGACTTGCCATAGGGACTGAAAAAACAGTAAGTAAAAATTGTTCGGCCATTGGGATTAAAGCAGACCATGTTAGGATTGTTGGCAGAAATCATATTAAAATTGTCACCGGTCGAGCACAAATGGAAGGCGGTGGTTTTCGAGGAGAGAGAAATGCCAAAGGTGGCTTCATCGAGAACACTGGAAGAATTGATCTTATTGCCGGGAATTATACTAAGGCCAGCCGGATCGGACTTATGGCTTTTGCGGGAGTCCTTGCCGGTAAACAGAGAGTTCAAAAATTGCAACCAATTCCCAAGGGAGACAACTTGCTTGACTGCTTAAACGAAATGACAGATCTTTTAGAGGAGCTTTTGAAATTAGTCGGAGATCACGGAAGACTTTTAGTAGAGCTTTCTGGTCAAGTTGGTGGACATTCCCATGAAATTGTTGTTCCAACTTCCCCTGGATCTCTTGCTGCAATGCCGTCTCCACATTTGGCCGGCTCAATGGTTCAGGTTGCTGCTAAATTACTTAATCGGCAAAGAGAAAAAATTCAATCTCGTTATAACATAGCAGTTTTTAGAACAAATTATTTGACGAAAGGCGCTAGCGCCAAATATATTAATAGTGGTCATGTTAGTACAACTTAGGGCTTAAATATGTCTAAATTTTCAAAATTTCAAGAAACTGAATGCGCTGCAATAGTAGAGCCCACTGTCCCAGCACCAATTTGTCCGGATTGCAAACCAAATGAAGCTTATATAGAACCAAGCTTATTTGATGATAATCTTCCAAATTATTATTATAATGAAAAGACTTGCGAATATGTTGTTGTTTTTTATGCAGACATGTCAATTAGTAAATTATCTGAAAAGTATGGAAGTTATAAATCATATCTTAAAAATCATAAGCGCAAGGGTGTTGGCAAAAAAGGGATTGAGGGTTCAAATGTACAATTTGGAATTAGGCTATTATTAAGTCACCATTCCAAAATACAACTAGATCGATTTATTTGTATGTTTCCAAATTGTGATGATTCTTCTGCTGGAAACGAGGTCAATCAAAATGCATTGGAATTGTTTTCTACAATATCGCTTCAAGTAGACGGTCTCGGAGACTCTACCCCACTTATAAAAGTTTCAGTACCTAAGACACAATTTGAAGCCGTCCCTCCCTCCCCAGAAGACACTGATCAAGATCTTGCTGGCGATGGAATTGATGAAATTGAATTTAAAACTGAAGAGATTTATGGCATGTTTTTACGTCTTCAGTTGGCTTTAAGGGTTTTTACTGGCTTTTATAAAGTCTTTATGACGGTTGATAGGGGGTATCTTCACTTTGAAGATTCTCCGTTTACTCCTATAGGGCCAAATCGTTTTTATACTGCTTATACAAGGCTTAAAGAGTTTCGCCAAACATTAAAAAACATTATCACTGATAAAGGATATATCTATGGTGTGTTTATTAACCTTCCTCTTAAGAAGAAGGTTCAAAAAATAAAGATTAAATTTGACAACTCTGACCCCAAATATCTTTATACTGTTAAGTCGATTCATGTAAAGCCATCTGGGTGTCGATGGAGAAAAGTCCACACAGAAAAAGAAGGAAATAGAAAATTTACTCGATTTACAAAAAATCAAATAAATGTCAACGCCTATGTCGCAGACCTTTACAATATCGATGACGATATACAAGCGGCTGAGCCGCCACCATGGCATGAGTTTTTAGTAAACCACACTATCTCCCCGCTCCACATCAACTATAGTAACAATGCAGATACGTCTGCTAATCCTGAATCTTCTCTTGGCTGTGCGATTGATAAATGGTTTAATTTAGCTGATATCGTGGATAATATTGCTGATTCCTTTGAGGACATCTTTGAATTATACGCTTATATTGGAAACAAAAAAGCATGTGCTGATTTTGAAGATCAAAAGGAAGACCAAGAGTATTGGACATGGGAGGAGGCAAAAGCCTTTGAGGGTCCATGGGAAATTACCAAGGCCGATGACGATCTTAAATCCAAGACATCTCTCTCGCCTACGAAGCAATCAGCAGAAGCAGACGCGCTGGAAGAAGAAGCTCGGCAAGCAGTAAAAGATGACAAGAGATCTCGCGCTTTAAAAGGAGCAGAGAGAAAAGAAGAAAGATATGACCGCAAAGATCCCGATAGCAACTCGGAAAAGTTTGAGAGAAAAAGAAACAAAGTTAATAGGCAAAGAGGAAGAAAAGCAAAAAGGATTGGCTCTCGAGAATACAAATCAGCAACAATTATGCGAATGGCAAAAATGCGAGCCATGCAAGAATTCGAGCAGGACGAAACAGTCTTCCAGTCGCTGAGGGAAATGGTCAAAGGCGGTTCAGAATATGCTGATGATGCAAAAGAGTACGGATGGGGAACCCAGTTGGCATATACTTCTGCTGTTACCGTTCTGAATAAGGAGTGGTGGTTAGATTTATTAGCTAAAATGTCTGTTTGTGAGGTCAGCTCTCTTGCAAAGAATGTTTTCAGGTGCTTAATGGGCGGCCTGCCATTCGACAAAGCGTTGCCTAAGATAATGCAAGCAATGATGAAAAGCTTATCCGTACGGCATCTTCCAAAATTGATGGAGGGGCTTTCTCTTGAACAACAACTTGAAGTACAAAGAAAAGTAGAAAAGGTAATTGGCAAAGACACGCCTGGGCCATGGGAAAAATCATGGAATAGTGGAAATGATGCCAATCAAAAATTAAGTTCTTATGGCATTAGTGCTTATGTTAAGCAACAGCCCGCCAAAGAAGCCGCAAAGATAGCTGAAGAAATAAAATCTTTAGTTGATGGGCACCAACGTCTTCATAGTCGTTATCGAGAGCTTCATGCGTTAAAAACACAAAAAGTTGACCTTTGCCCCGCCGGAGGCAACGACTTGGGTGATTTTTGTGGCCTCACTAAACAAGAAAGACAGCAATTAATAAATGAGGACTCTGCTCTTTTAAATGAATTGGTAAACTACTGGAGACAATACGACAAAGACAATCTAGTTGCAGTTAAAATTTCTGGTCGCGAAGAGAGCATCAATGTAGAGTACGCTTACGAGATAGCAGCCACCGGAAAAGGGATTGAATTTGATAAACCGATTCCAGACCCCAAACAAGCATCGGAAGAATCGTCGGATGAAGCAAGTCAGAAAAAGAAAGGCGAGTTTGATAAAGCAAATAGAGGTATCAAAATAGACACAGGAGATAGCGTCATTTATGGATGGGGTCTATCAGAAGATCAACAGGAACAAGCTCAATTTGGAGGAAAACTTAGCGATGCAACAAACATTATTCTTCAAGCCTATGTTGACGCTATTTTGGAAACAGTTGAGATAGATGATCTATTAAAGCATTTAAACAGGTTCCCAGTTGCTAGTCTTCTAAAGGATGTGCTTATCTCTACTTTAGGCTATTGTCCGAACCCCAATGCTCCTTTTTCATCTGATATTACAGGCATTTTAAAAATGAACATTGATGTGTGTGATCCAACATTTGCCATTTGTCTTCCAAAGATTCCAAAAATTCGACTTTTTGATCCGGGAAAGTTTATCGGTGAAAGACTTCGGGAGGCATTTAAGGAAGTCATGGTGATGTTGATAGCACAATTGCTTTTAAAATTATTAAATCTTTTGGAAGGAGTCTTATGCCAAGGGCTCGCAGCATTGGGTGATTTGGGGCTAAACGGCATTCTTGGAAATAATTCAAATCTTGAAGATTTGTTGGCCAATACCTTATGCGGTCCCGACGCAGGAAGTATTGGAGAAATTTTAGACGATATAATGGACAACATGGGGATTCTTCCGGACGACATTAAGGGTAACGGCGACTGTGTTGCTGCCACCATGACTGTCACTTTATCACAAAAAGAAATGTTGAACACTTTTAGTGGCCGTGAAAAAGATCCGGCAATGTTATCGAGAGTCAGTAGGGCCATTTCATTAGCTTGTCCGAATATGGCTCCATATTTTGATGATCCAAGTAAAGTTGCTGATTTTTTGGATGATGTCAGGAATCTCATTCCCACAGAACAACAGGAGATTATGAGAGATGTGGCTGATCAGGCCGAAGATTGTCCCGTTCTTAATTCTATTTGCTTAACAAATGAACAGTTCGATAATTGGAATCAACTTAGAAAAGATATTCTTGAAGATTTTGGACTTCCAGCAGACGAAGCAGCCGAGCAAATAGAAAACCTTAATGAAAATGCCCTTGACGCTTTGGGGGAGGTTGCTGATTTATTGTCTGAAGGCACTGATGGATTGATAAACAAAGCAGTGAGCGAAATGTATAAAGATCCGCTTTCCCACCTCCCTGGTTGTGAAACAAACGCCCCCACTGCCATTCTGAATCAACCAGAAGAATATAAGAATGCATCCGATACTTTAAGTTCTTACATGTTCTCACAAATAGAAAGATCTTACAAGATAGATATGACCGCTGGAAGGAAATCTGTTTTAAACATGATTTTATCTGACACCGAAGGTAAATCTTTTAAAACTCATTTGAGAAGAAGATCTAATTTTATTAGTAAAACTTTCTATTGGGATTCTCTAGAGCAAGAACAAGCTGATGAAAGCCTGCTTGATTTTGACTTTTTCAAAAGTCGAGGTTATTATCCTTTAACTATTGCTGCCTCTTTAAGACATCAGATTATTGATGATGAGGGGAATTTTAAAACAAACAAAAAAATAGAGGATGGATATGCCCATCGATATGATGAAGGCTTTTTTGGTAATAGGATGATTTATCAAGAAAACTATCTTCCGAACAAGAAGCCAGATGCAACATTAAAATGGACCTCGACAGAAGAAGAGCCAATTGTGAAAAAAACGATGTTTCTTGCGCAAAACACCGAATTGGCAGAAGAATATAAATTTCCTACACCTAAAGTGCAAAGACTTTCAGGATTATCAGGACTGTTTGATGAGCCCAAACCTAAAACGATTAAGGGATCAAAATTTAAATTAAAAGATAATTTTGATTACTCTATAAGAGCCTCCCAGGAAGAGGAATCTGGGACCATTGTGGACGAACTTTTTGATGTGTCTGTTTCCGTTAATGTAGACGCAGATACGGCTGAGCTTATTGAAAATTTACAGATTGACACTTCCGCTCTTCCCTATAGGGTTAGGGTTTTTAATAAATTTTTTGAAAGCAAAGTAGGGATCTCTACGTTTAACTTAACAGATTCTTCTTTATTTGATAAGGTTTATTCAAATGTTTTTAAATTTTCAAAAAATGCACTTATTAGTAATCTATCTGATCCTGAATTAAACCTGAAGGGCCTTACTAAGTTAGAGGATGTAGATGCTGCTGAGGAAATAACTCGCGAAGACTTAGCTGATGACGATTATCTTGCAAACTTTAAAGACTTTGCCAATGAATCATCTCAGGGTTTTTTATTTGGAATGAAAACAGATAAATTAACAACAGATGATTTTGAATATGTGGGCCCTAATGGCGAAGAATATACTTATAGTAATCGTGAAAAAATTCTTGGAAAATCAGCCACTGGTAATCCTAGAGTAACTTTTTTGAATCCTGAAATTCATGGTGGTCGATATGTTCGCCCTAAAATTTATGTTAAACCGCTAGAACTTGAAGGCTGGAGCAAAATTTATAAACTTTTTGCTTCTCCAAACTCATTGTGTGGGGAAGAAGTTGAAGATACTCTTATTGGTTTTGGCGAGTTAAAAGAAAGAATCAAGGATCTCAAAAGAAATCTTAATGAAGATAAACGACTTTATCAAGACCCAGAATGTGTAAAGGAAATTCCGTTTGATAAACTTCTTGGCAAAGAGACTCATGCTCACATGGATGTTGTGGTTCGACTACTTATAAGGGTTTATTCTTTGGGTGTTTTTATTCAAATAATGCCAATTTTGGCTAATCTAAATCTTGGACAAGGAAATTTTGATAACTTTTTATCTCATTTTATTTTATCTTTAATGAAAGAAGAAATGTCTTCGCTTCCTCGAAAACGCTCATGGTATAAAGTCGCAAGTTATAAATATTGGTTTTTGTTCTTAGAACAAACTTGTCAGGCGTTTATTAGAGAAGTTGATTTGGGAGAAAGAACTATAACAGAATTAGAGAAAAATGTGGTTGACAGAATAAAAGTTGCGCAAGCATTTTATCAATATCCTACTGATGAAATTGTCACAGAAATTGCTGAAGTCCATCTTGACACGGTGCTTTTCGGCGCGTATGCGGGAGCCGTCGTAGGTTCCTCCATCCCCATCGTAGGCACTGCGGTTGGAGGTATCGCTGGTGCTGTTATAGCAGCAGATGCATCTGCTAAACAATCCATTACCCTTAAAGGCAGAAAAATAACTCTTGCTGATTTGGCCGGTGATGATAAACTTCCTTTAGAGGAATTTTATCTTTACGCTTTAGCTTATCGAGAGCACCAAGATAAGATTTTTTCTTCTACAAATGAGTTAGAACTAAAAATTAAAAAGAATTGGATCAACAGAAAACGACTTCAAGATGCCGCAAGAATTTTTCTGATTAGAATAATGGAGTCTGAGGCACTAATTCTTGTTTCTTCTTTTATGAATAAAGAGCTTGGCGAGTTTTCTAAAAACTTTTCCAATGAAATTGAACCAAACATTTATAATTTTAAAAAAATGATGCTGTCCCGAACAGAGATGTTTAAAGGCACAAAACTCAATCTTGGTACCTACGCAGTTGAAAAACAGCGATCCGCGAATTTGGTGATAAATCCGGGTGACGTAGCTGATGTTGTTTCCGATCCTCGACAAGATAATCCTCTAGATAATACCAAATTGGATGATCTTATCAGTGAATTTCCTGAAATGAAAAAAAATGGCCAATTTATTATTGAAAAATATATTAGAGTAAAAGATAAGGAGCCAAAGATTGATCGTATGCAGGCTCTCAATAGAAAAATCCCGGCAACCAATGCCACTTTGGAAGCCCTTAAGTCTCGCTCTGATTTACTTAAAGGCGTGGTTCCAATTAAAGATTTTGAGAGCTTTCTTGCAACTGTTCCTGATGACCCTCTAAACCCAGATAGGGATAATCTTATAAGTGATTGTTTTGGAGATTTACAGCTTACTTATGATAATCTGAGTGAAGATCCTAATGGGATAACTGGAGAAATTGGTTTAAGTTACGGGATAAGAATTTGCTATATGCCCCCAGCATCAATGACAAGTAAGTTTGCAAATCTTAATTTTGATAATGATTTGATTTTAAAAGAAAAGTCATTTAAGTTTCCTCCACTAGGCGTCTTGTCCGACCAAGGGGAAGATGCAAGTATGACCAGATTTATAATTCCTTTGGCATCTGCCGAGATTCAGTTAATAGACGAACCCCTATCCCAGTTTTTATCTACAAAATCTGTAAATGAGCTGGATTTAGAATGCTTGGTAGACAAATTAATCACAACTCCAGAATTCAAATTACTTTTTGATAATTGTGTTTCTTTGCCGGCGATGAATTCATATGTTACTGCTCATGTTTATTCTTGTTTTTTGGGAGCTATAGGGCAGGCTGACGGGTGGGCGAGAGCAGATGGCGGTGACCCGGATGACTCATTTGAAGAATGGGATCCTGCTTCGATTCTCAAACAATCTAAAAGAAACCTAAGAAGGCTGTTTGCATCTTTATACACAAGTAATGATTTTGAAGATGATGAAACTAGTAGAGGTGTCGGGTTGGGTAGTTTTGGATCGCTTCTTAAACTTATGAATCCCTTTAACCCCCGCCGTTTCTTAGGGTCTATCCTCGGGCGATGGAAATTAAGAAGAATCGTTATAGATAACCCTTTCAATGAGGATGGAGAAGAATGTTCCGCCTCATTGGATGAATTATTTAATTAGAGATAATTATCATGAGGAATAAAAATGATTTATGCACCGTTAATTCCATTACAGTTTGATGATACCTATGGATATCAAAATGTCCAAGATGTCGGTCAACTGGTTAAATTTCATTTAATAAATCTTTTGATGACAAACCCAGGAGAAAGAATTTCTTTACCCCTTTATGGCGTTGGGATTCGAAAGTTTTTATTCGAAAGTTTTGGAACTGGAGCTGAGTCGGCTATGAGGTCTAGAATTCAATCACAAGTTTCAGATTATTTATCTTATTTAACTTTGAGTTCTCTTTCTGTTGTCGCGACTGGAGACCACACTATTAAAATTGGCATTAAGTATTCTGTGGCCTCTCTTCAACTTAGCGATGTTTTGTTGGTTTCTGTTGACACAACATCTGGTGTACTTTCAAGCGCAATGACTGTTAATTATTAAGAGGATAAAAGATGTCTACAAAACCAGTTATAAAATATACGGATAGGGATTTTCAGTCTATTAAGCAAAGCCTTATTGAGCATGCTAAAAGGTTTTATCCTGATCGTTATAATGACTTTAATGATTCGTCTTTTGGATCGTTGATGTTTGATGCTGTCTCTTATGTTGGGGACATCATGTCTTTCTATTTAGATTATCAAGTAAACGAGTCGTTTCTTGAAACTGCGTTGGAATATAATAATATTCGTCGCCTTTCAAAACAAATGGGTTATAAATTTTATGGCAGACCATCGGCTTACGGTACTGTTATATTTTACATTCTTATACCTGCGAATGTAACAGGAGCCGGTCCAAATACCAACCTTATTCCAGTTATAAGACAGGGAAGTTTATTCGGCTCAACAAATGGCGCGACTTTTACTTTAATAGAAGATATTGATTTTAATGATCCTGGCGTAGAAGTCGCCGCCGCTCGATTTGATGACGCTCTTGGAAAAACATCCCATTATGCTCTTCGATCTTATGGGAGAGTAAAATCTGGTGCGCGATTTTTAAAAGAAATATCGGTAGGAGCAGAACAGAAATTCCTCAGAGTAGAAGTTGGACCATCTATTATAAATGAAATAGAATCAGTTCACGATTCTGAGGGACATCAATATTATCAAGTTGACTACCTCTCACAGGATGTAGTTTATTTAGAAACAACTAATCAAAATGTTGCTACGGATGGAGTTAGGTCTATTTTAAAGCCATTTGTTGCTGCCCGAAGATTTGTTGTAGATCAGGATGAGAGTGGCACTTACCTGCAATTTGGTTTTGGATCGGATGCTGAGGCCAATTTGAACGATATTTCTGATCCTTCTTCAGTTGTTTTAAAGTTTTCAGGAAAAAATTATTTGACAGATACGGCTTTTGATCCAAATGAACTTTTAAAAACTGATAAGTTTGGCATTGCCCCCGCCAACACAGTGCTGAGAATAGTTTATGGAAGCAATGACGCAACTGACGTTAGTGTTTCTATCGGACAATTAAATAAAGTGTCTAGTGTTAATTTAGAATTTCCAAATGCTCAAGTGGACGCGATTAACCGATCTGAGATTCTTAACTCTGTTGAGGTTTCAAATGATGAAGCAATCGCTGCAACAACTAATTTACCAACTTCTGATGAGATGCGCTATAGAGCACATGCTTCTTTTGCTGCACAAAATCGGATTGTCACCAGAAATGATTATGAAATTTATTGTTATCAAATGCCACCACAATTTGGTTCTGTAAAGAGAGCAAGCAT